GCCGCCCCCCGTCACTGTCTGCTACTCCTAACCCAAAACCTTCCCCGACACCTTGCCGAGCGTTACCACAAATCACACGAATCCACTCTGATGTCAGTGTTTGTGGCCTGCACCACCCTGCTATTGTTATCTTGCTGATTGTATAGCCAGTGCTGTCGGGGATAGTCACGTAATCAGACCCGGCGAAATTTAGGGCAGGCCCAAATTTACCCGCCACCCAATGGGTGTCATTGGCAAACGTACCCGGCTTCCACGTCCCGCTCAAGTCAAAAACCTTATCCCCGCCGCCCTCATTTATCAGCCAGTAGCCGACGAGATTCTCATAACCGACAAAGTCAGGTGTAATGACGGAGCCTAAAGGTGGCTTGGCTATCGAATTGGTTACGGGCAGAATCATGTAATCGTATCTCGTGAAGCGTGAAGCGTATCTCGCATCTGGTTAGCTCGATTGTGCATAGACTCCCTGATAAAACGCGCTGTGGCCGCTGGCGGACAGCGCTACGCCCAACTGGTTCACTACGATTATCCCCCAATGGTCGGGCAGGACGCCGCCGAATGCGCGGGCGACGCTCATTGCATGAGACTCGAAGACCTCGTCGTCGGCGTCGGCGTGGATTATGCCGAGCATCGGACAGTTCTCGATCACCTGGCCGGCTACTCCGCCATAGGCGGCATCGGAGCCCGTCGCGCCACCGCTATACGTAGTCCCTCCGTCAGCCGTGCCGTAGGCATACACTAACAGGTTCGCATCGCCAGCCGGGACGCCTTCGGTATTGTTGATCTTCAACTGTACGATCGCATCAAGAAAACAGTCAGTGCTATTGTCCACCGCCGCCGAAGCCCGCTTGCCGTCGTCGGCCAGCGAGTCCAGCGTGATCGTGATCGACTGATTGCTTGAGCCGTATTTGGCTTTTATATCGGCCATCCTATTTAGCCTCCAACGTCAACTCCGCTTGCAGCAGGGGCATGAAGGCGTCCCGTTCGGCGTTCGCTTCACTAAGGCGCCGTCCGGTTAGCCAGTTGTTAATTTTAGCCTGCATTTCCCCGGTGAACCGCTTGGCTGTGATCTTTGCGTCCTCGCCTTCCTTGTATGGCTCTGAGTGCATAACCGTGTGCACAAGCTCGCTATCTTCAAGAATAGGCTGTCTGACGGTCATGCGAAGACCGGCCCCACCGGCCGGATGGATAATCTTGGTCATTTGCCCCAGTGTCAGCGCCATAATAGACCTTCTTTCATGCTCTCGATAAAGTGTCGCTGTCCGTTAATAGGTGGCTCAGCAGCCGCTCCACGAGTGGGTATCTCTTGACCTGGGAGCCGCCGCCAACATAGACCTTCGTAGTGTCAATTGGCCCGACCTTGACGCGCTTCGATTTGAATGTGCCGGGATGTGTAATGTCATCGAGCAGGGTGTCGCCCTCAATCACTCGCAGGGCAAGCTCGGCAACGGCATCCAACAGGCATTGCGGCATTGCATCAGAATCGTATGTGTAGCCATCTGGATCCACTACGCCGTCACGCGGCCAGTCCAACACTTGATCTTCGTTGGACCGCACCGCCTGCCATCGGCCGTCGTATTTTACATCAAGGTATTGCGTCGCCACACGCAGGGCCTTTTCTTTGCTGGCGTCGCTGGCCCCGCTCCAGTCAGACGAGTCGCCGTGGTCCGCGTGGTACGTATCGGCAGCCGCAACTGATAAATAGCTGTTTGCAGTTGACGAACCTGAGCCTGTTTCGACTACAAAGGCCATGAGATACCCCTGTTAGTTGAAGTCGTGAATTCGGTAAGCCACCTTAACGGTAAGCGCGCCCGCCGCCGTGCCGGGGTCTGTCGGATCGGCATTGTCCACCTGAATCACAACGGACTCATTGAGGTCAAGCTGCACATCAGCACTGAGGGCTTGTACAACCCGGTAAGCATCCGCACTACCGAGCACCATATCAGCGCCTGCAATAGTGTCGCTATAGGCCGTACCCGTAGTCCCCGAAACGATGGTCAAGTCACCTTGCGTTGTGTAATCCGCAGTTGAATGGTCGTAAAATATCGCCGCGCTTATGAACTCGACAGCCTTGCCGGTTCCGGGGGCCGCCACCAGTTCCATCGGGGTAGTATTCAGCGCCTCCAGCTCCGCCTCATTCACGTCAACAGAGGCGTATTGAATTGTGGTCACATCAAGCGTGGTCGCCCCTGCGGCTGTTATCGTTACGTCGCCGGTTACGGTCTTGAAATTCGGATCCGAGCCTGTCTGTCCTATGAGCAGTTGGCCGTTCGTAGCCGCGGTCAATGCTGTTATCGTACTCGATCCCGAACCGACCAACACTGAATGGTCCGTGAGCGAGCTGCCGAGTAGATCGGTGCAAGTATTTATCTTGCCCTCACCCTCGACAATCCAGCTTCGTACAAAACTATGCACATAGTCGGGATGGGTTTTCTCGGAACTCCAGCCGGAGCCTGAATAAGAATTGGTGAATGCCCCAAAAGCTACGGCACCAAGCGCCAGTATGACGGCCAAAAGAATCATTGCACGCTTCATGTTTGTGCCCTTTCGTAAAGTGGCAGAAAAACGGTTTCTGCGAGTTACTGATTGTCAAATTACAGTTGTCTTTGTCTGCTAAGATACATCGGCCTTCTGCGCATCGCAGATAGTGGCGATGTATTCGGCCCTCTTTGTGCATGCGCTGACATCGATCGGAGGCTCGGCGTTCGCCGCATACGCTTTGAGTTCGAGGATTGTCATACCGTCGAGCAGGTCCGCACCGCCTTCTCCGTTGCCGTCTGTTCTCGGCGCAGGTTCGGGCGCAGGCGGATCAAGAGTAGCCACGCCCATAGCGAGCATTTCCCGTGCATCGACGGCGAAGACCTCACGCATTTCTTCCTCGTGCAGCAGGAAAACGGGGACCTTGCCGGTAGCGGTATTGATTCTCTTTGCTATCGGTTGGGCCGCTTCCTGGGCCGCTCTCTTTGCAATCGCGTTGTCAATCACTCTATCGTCCATAAGACAACTCCCTTTTTCTTAGGGTTTCTGAAATAGCCAGCCAGCCATAGAACCGGCAGGGCTACAGTATTCGTCACGCCAGTCAGCGCTATTTCTTCGCCATGAAAGCCGTGTAGTTGATGCCCGTTCCGACTGTCCCGGCGACAACAGTGTAGAGGCGGGCGTACTGGTAAACAGTACCGGCATGCTCGGTGTTGAAGGGCAGGGTGTACCTGCCGGTAGCATCGTCCTTGTCGCAATCCGTCCGCTTGGTCTCTTTAGCGCCAAGATGCAGACTACATCGCTCGACAATGTTGCCCGCCGTGCCGAAATCGGCATCAGAGGAAAGCTGGAGAACAATATCATAAGTTTCGTCATTGTCTGCGATTTCGAGGGCGGTAACATCAATGACTATATCGCCCTCGACAAAACCCGCGCCGAGATTAACAATCTTGGCAGCGGAATCTACCTCCGCCGCCGCCGATGCAGCAACCAAGCCCGCATCCTTCAACTCCAGCAGCGAATCAAATGTGTAGCGTTTCGAGTTCATAATGTTTTGCCTTTCTGTAAAAATCTACTTTTCACGTCCTGTTCTACTGGCCAGGGATTAGTCACCCTACGCCACTACGGCGGCATTCTTGATGCCGCGGAGCCGTGCGGCCCCCTTGGGATGGAACACGGCCAGTCCGCTGTACCACTCCACGCGGGTCCTGTGCGCCGACTTGGTTTGCAGTTCGCCGAGGTCGCGGGCCTCGATGTTGCCATTCTCAATCCCCTGTACTTTGTCCTCGTCAGTTGACCAACAATAGATCGACGTGCAAACGGAAGAACCGCCGCCGGAGCCAGCCTCAGTAAAGGGCAAAATTTGACTACCCGTCTCGTCCTCGTCGAAAATGACGATAGGCAGATCGTTGTACACAAGAATCTGCTGGCCGAATTCGTTCTTCTCCCAGTAAATCTGGCCGCCAACGCTTGTGGTTCGCGCGGCAGTTGACAGCCTGCGTCGCATCGCCTTGTTCATGCCAAGGTGTGTCGGGTTGCTTACCTGATCAATCAGTTGGTCCAGTATGGCAAGCGACAAGGCGTCCCCGCCTGAAGTGCTGCCTGCCTCAATAAGTTGGTTGCCCGTGATCCGCGTCTGTAGGCCATCAAACTCCCTGGGCTCGGACGTAGAGTCGCCCTTGAGAAACTTTTTCGTCCAGGCCAGCGCCAGCGCCTTTAGCTTCATGGACTCGTGGACACCCCTTTGGTCCTCGCCCATTGTATCCGTGATGAACTTATCCACGTCAACATCGCCACCTGCAATGACAAGCGGCTCGACCAAGGGATTCAGGATGCCGGTACTCTCCGTGTAAGACTCGTTAATTCCACGGAATCCGATGCCGGGTAAGGTCTGTTCGCGATTGTATCGCATCGCGTTGCCTTGGATGTCCTGGAACGGCAGGACTTGCAAAAGTTGCGAACTGCTGGCGTAAATCTCGACGACCGCCTGCCTGAATACGTCGCCTGTGTGAAGTTTAGCTGCCTCTAAAATTGTGAGCGCCATTGGTATTCTCCTTAATGTTTACGTTTGGTGTGTTCTCTTGCGTAGTTGAGCTTTTTTGAAGGGCTCCACTTGCTCATATCTACGTTGCCGCCTTTGCCGCCGGCGGAATTGCTTGCCCCACTACCGGAGGCCCCTGAGCCCTCGAAAGCCGCGGAGAATTCATCGTTACCCTTCATCTCAGCAACCAGCTCGCCCATAGACATTGGCCCGCTTGATCCCGCCTCTGTGCTGATACGGGGCGTGCCGTCGTCATCGACGATTTCTACGCTGTAGCCGGAGTCACCGGATTTGAGACGTGCCTTGCCGCGCACGTGGGGCAGCAGTAGCGTGACTGAGCCCTTGTGCGTCGTGATGGCCTCGATAGCAGCCGCATCAATCATCACCTGTTCAAGCTGCGAGGTAAGCAAGCTGACGGCATCATCTCTCTTTGCGATTTCGCCAGCGTGCTTGTCCTCAAGCTGCTTTTGGATCGCTGCAATCTGCTCTTTCACCTTATCGTCGGGCGTCCAGTTCACCATTTCTTCCATTTTCTGGAGCGCTTCCCGCGCCTTGCCCGCGTCCAAATCGCCGAAGTCCTTGAGCTTTTTCTCCGCTGCTTCCCGCGCGGCCCGCTCTTTACTGAGGCCCGACTTGAGACCCTTCACGTTTTCCAGTGCAAAATCGTCCGTCGGCGTTACATCGAGAATGAACGTCCCATCATCTCGGGCCTTGTACTCGGACTTGATTGCATCCGGCAATGTCTCGTGCGTTTCTGCTTTCACTATTGCGGCTAACGACATAGTACATTCTCCTTTGGCTTCTCGCCGTGTAAGGGGCTTCCTGCCCCCGGACTTCCCGTCCTGTTTATTTATCTGTGCGGGCAACAAAAAAGACGGCTTGTTGGAAGGTTGGGCTCCCAACAGCCGTCCGTTCTTGTTCTTGCGTCTCGCTGAAGCTGGCCGGCCCCAGTGAATACCCGCACATTTATTTACTTTTTGAGGCTATCCAGCCTTGGCTTTCAATTCCTTAAGTGTCAAGATCCTGTCCTGCCGGTTCGTAAACTGGCTCACGTTGATCTTGCCGCTGCGATACAGGGCCGCGCGGGCCTTGCCCAACGCCTCCTCCTGCAATTCTTTCGATTGCGACTTGAGCCATTCCGGGTATTTGAGGCTGGCCGGCACTTGACCGTTCATGCTTGCCCGTGTGCCTTCCGGGGCCTCGTCCAAGTCGATGCCCAATTCCTTCCAGGACCGCAACACGGGGGCCGTTCGGCATCGACAGCGGAAATGGAAAGAGGGGCGCTTCCCCTCGCCCACCGGGTATGTTTTGCCATCTTCCTTGCCGCACACCACGCAGGTCCGCCCATCAAGCGTGGCGTGAATCTGGACGCCCTTAACGACGTCTTGATTGTCAGTGTACGTTGCCTCGGAAGCCGCGATGCTCACGTTTGAGACGGCGGTTCGCACGATAGACCGCAAGTGATGCCGACTGGCATTCAGAATACCGTCACTGTACTTGGCGGCCCGCGTGCCCTTAATGCGACGCACAATCTTCTCGATACCCTCTCCGTTCACCATGCCCGCCCTAATCGCACGATTTACCCGAAAAGCGGTGTCTTGTCCCAATTTTGCAAACCAGTCCTTCAGTAGAGCGCCCTCCACAGTCTGTTTATCGACAAGGGCCTGTAACGTGGCTGCGGACGGCGCCACAAAGTCCAGGGCGATAGGCACGGACTCCTGGAGCGCCTTAACCTGCCATGCACTCTCCGCCTTGGATAGGTCTTTGAGATTCTTATGCAGACGGATTTGCATTGCGACGTACTCCGCCTTCACGAGCTCGCCGTTCGCCTTGAACAGCTTTTTCAATGCCGGTGATCTTTCAGTTACGTCTCGCAAGCCCTTCTCGATGTGGCCTATCAGTTTCGGCTCAGTGCTCGTGTTAAGTATCTTGATAATCTCATGCACCTGTCCCGCCTTGTATCGCTCCAAATACAGCGCGTGCCGTATCGCACGGTCGGCGACAAGTTCGTTGACCGTCTTCGGTCGCTGGATTTTGAGAGCAGGTTTAACCATTGTTATCCCGTCTTTGCTGCGCCCAGGCACTCTATGGCGTTCTTAGCCGCCTGAGCAATCACACCGTTGCAAGGCCCATCGCATCTGCTTAATGTGGCCATCGACTATGTGTTTTGCCTTATCGTTTGTCATTACCTGCGTCCTTATATGATTATCGCTAAAATATCAGTCATTCTCTGTCCCCGCCCCCACACCTATCATGCCGAGCGCTGGCCCCTCTGCGCCGATGCGCTCGATTTCTTCGTCAATATCCAGCATGTCTGAGACGACAGCCCGTCGTCGGATCTCCTGCAAAAAGGTCCGCTGCGAAATCTCGCGCGCCTGCCGTATCTGTATCAGCGACTTTATATCCTCGCTGGCCCGCAACGACAGGGCGAATTCATTGAAGATGTTGACCTTGAAATCGTCCGGCAGCTTGGTCTTTAGCCAAGTGGCCGCAATCTCAAAGCACGTACCCAACGTCTTCTCCAACGCTCGCACCCACGCCTGCATGGAGGACTGTGATCTTGCTTCGTCTATCGACTGACCCGTGGCCGTTGTCGTGCCGGACTTACGCATGAGCGGCTGCAAGCCGAGGACTTCCATGCGATCCTGAAGCGAGTTCAAGTCCTCTCTGCCCGCCCCGACAGCGGCGCCGCTGTGCTCCACGTATTCCATTCTGGCTTCCGGGTTTGTGCAGCGAAAAGCCCGGTTCGGACCGAGCACAATATCTTTGTCGAGTTCCTCCTCTGTAAGCCCACAGGCAAACAGCAGAGCCGTCCGGGCGTAGCGAAGGATGTTCCTCTGATCGCTATCGCTCTGCCAGTGGGCGAGATTCAGCCATGCCAGCTTTTCCAACGGCGGCTCGGCAGTCATAAAGCCTGTTTTCTGGACATAGAACGTGGCCAGCGGTATGCCGTTCGTGTAGGTATGTGTGCCCTCGGCTACTTTCACATACTCCTCTTCGCCATTCTTCTCGTGCAACTCCCAGCCAATATCAGTATAGACGCGTATGGCGTCGATAGTCTTTGTGCCGTAGTCCCCGTCTGCCTCCTGACGGGACTCTCGCCAGCGTATCTGTGTGAGTTTCGGCTTGCCGCCCAGGATGGCGTATCGCCAGCCGATAAGGTCTTGCGCCTTGATATGGATAAAGATAGGCCGTATGCCGTTATCTTTTTCGGCCGCCCGTGTCAGTGGCGGATCACCCTCATTCCGCGTAGCCGGTACGTCAACAAGGACGTGCGTTACCCCCGAGTTGATACCGGCATAGAGCAACTGCCGGGCAAATTGTGTCAGGTTTGTGCCCTGCCCGTCCACGTTTTCTTCGATTTCAGCCAACGGGTCGGGTAGTTCGCCCTGTATCGTCGCCGGCTTCGCAAACGGTCGATCCGACAAGTCCTCTACCGTGTTCTCGTAAGCCCCGTACAGCACAGAGCGGTTAAGACGATTGTTGTAAAGCGTTGTATCCTCTTTTGGCTCTTTCGGCAGATACGTCTGCCCGGCATCCCGCATAGCAAGCGTACCACCCAACAGCGCCTCGATGAGGCCCCAGTGGTCGGACATATCGTCGTACGCCGCGATCGGTGTAGCAACTGTCTTTTTCGTTCCCTTAGCCATTTTTACTTACTACCTGCAAACTTGATGACCATTCCCGAAAAGGTTAAAGCGCTGCCGGTCACGAAGCTCATTACCATCAGGATTACGGTTGTCCACACCGGGACCAATTTACGAAGAGCGGTCTCGGTTTTGTTGATGCGGTCCCATTGATCGCTATCGCTTTGCTCCAGCGTCTTTATCTGCTGAGCGTGTACGTCACACGGCCTATTTATTTCGCTGTCTGCCATAATGCTGCCTTCCTGCGGCCCTGCATTACCACTGGCTGCTCGCAAACTTGTGCGTTTTCGCCAATACCCGGTATCGCACTTCGTCGCCTATGTGGTCCTCTGCCTCTGTGTCAACATCGTCCGGCTTTTTGGCATCCCGCGGCAACGCCGGTACGGTCCGTATGAATTGCCGGCAAGTATTGAAGACGAACATGCCCGGACCGTCTCTGGTTATGGAGTTCTTCAGTCTCTCTCGCAACAGCTCCCAGCCGTTCACGCGACTACCAGGCCCCTTATTCGCCCGGACCCAGCCCACGCCGATAGTCCCCATCTTATCCGCGATACAGCTCCCGTCCTGTACATCGTAGATCGAAGAGTCGGCGGGCCCGGCGTGAACTACGCGCCCCAGCCCCTTTTCAGTTTGCTTGATCTTGCGGGCAACCTCGACAGCCAGTTCCCGCGTGCCCTCGTTTGGCTTGCCCGTCCAGCCGTATAATTCCGCAATGCGATACAAGTCTCCCCGCTGTGTACTCCGTTGTGTGCCGTCGGCCAGCTTAATATCACAGCCGTCGCTCTCCGCCCACCAGCCCACTGCATAGGGCCTGCTGCTGCCCCAGTCGAATGAGCGGTCTATTCGCCACGTCTTCGGCACGTCGAACGGCTCGACTACATGCACATCCAAATCCCATACGTCGCCGAACATGCCGCCAGCCACAATGTCCCAGTCACCCAACAACCACGCCTTACGCTTCGCACCTGTTTGCGCCTGCAGGCTTTTGAGGTAGTCGGGATCGTTTTTGAGCAGAATCTTGTTTTCCCATATTCTGCCGTGTATGGCTACTCGATCTCTGCCTTCCTTGTTGGTCATAACGACGCCACGCGGCGCTGGGTCGATAAAACGGGCCTTGACCCAGTGGTGGCCCACGCCCCAGGGATTACACGTAGCTCGATAATGCCGGGGAAGGTTCGGATTAGTGGAACGGCAAACGCTTTGCAGCGATATGTACAGCTCCTCGTCAGGCCATGACGTAAGCTCTTCAAAGCCCATCCAAGGGTATCCGTGGCCGTGATAGTCGTCATAATCCTCTTGTCGCTTGACGGCCCGAAACATCAGCTCCTCGCCAGCGGGGAATACCCACTTGTAATCTGACTTCGATCCGAGGAACCGGGCGCCCGGAAATATGCGAGGGAACCATTTTTTGGACTTGGCAACCACGTCGGCAAGGGGCTTGTACTCACGACGGAATAGCACACCCCGCCATTCCGGGCCGTAGCCCTGCCCGACGAACTGAGCATAATCCATCAACAGCGCATCTGTCTTGCCCGGCCCGCGTGTGCCTTCGTAAAGCGTCTCGAATATCGGGCAACGCATGAAAAGCGTCTGCGAGCCCGCCTGTGGCTGCCAAATAACCTTTGGGCTGGCTGTCTGGGTAGGCATAGGAGAACTACCTCCTATCAGCGCCGCTGCTATCGCCACGACCGCTATTGTCGCCGTCGTTAGGATTTTCGTCGTTGTTCCCATTTTTGCCGTTCTTGTGCTGTTCTGCTGAGGCCGCTTCAAATTCCGCTCTGCTCATAGGCGGGTCGGTACGCAATACGCCGCAGCCCTTCGGGAATCTGTGGTTCATGTTCTCCGTGAAGTCCGCCTCGGACCGGCCCAATAGCTCAGAAGCCCGCAGCCGATCCCTGTAATCCACGTTATTGTCCAGCATAGTCTTCGTCCAGAACTGCTGCCTCTCCTGCCGCGAGGCTATGCGAACCGGGCGAATCTCCGTTTCTTGCCGGTCGTGGATTGCTTTGCGGACTTTGTTATTTTTTGTTAGCAACAATCGGCAGTAGCCGTAGTTTAGCCCCGCCGCCTTCGCAGCCGCCTTAATATCCCCTGCAAAGGCGTCCACAAACGCCTGTTGCTTCACTGTTAGCCTATTTGCCTTGCTCCTGGCCTCCTGTGCTTTGTGCGCCGCCTCCAATTTCTCCAACTCTGCTAATTCCGCTTTGCTCAGCGCCTTGCCTTCCCGCACGCGGCCCAATAGCACAATGTGCCGCTGTTTCTTTGCTACCGAGATAATGTCAGGCGCACTCACGATGCTTACTGCCCCCTTTTGCGTCACAGGTGATTTTTCGACCCGCCTTTTTAGGCCGCTTTCGACGTTTGCCCTGCAATTCGGCCTTTTTCCCCGTCCACTCCTCCCAGCGTTTCACCACAACATCCACAAAGACCGGCTCGATCTCCATCGCATAACACCGACGAGATAACTTCTCGGCCGCGATTAGCGTGCTGCCGGAACCGGCAAATCCATCTAGAATAATCTGCCCACTGCGTGTGCTGTTACTTATTGCCCGCTCGGCCAATCCCACCGGCTTTTGCGTTACGTGAAGGCGGGCCTGATTCGGCAGTCGCTTTTTGCCGTCAAAATCAACCTCCCACACAGTTGTCTCGTTCGTAGGGCCGTACCACCGTGGCTTTGAGCCTTTGCGCCAGCCGTAAAAACATAACTCGTGCCGCCAGTGATAATCACCAAATGCGAGAATCAGCACTGGTTTGACCCAGATGATTTGGCGGTTCAGGATAAGATCAGCAGCAGCAGCAGCAGCAGCAGCAGAGAAGAATCCCTGGGTCAACATCGCATGCCATATATACCACGGCGCCCGTTTGTGAGCTGCGGCAGCAAAATTCGTAAAGGCCCTTTCCAGAAACTCCTGCAACTCTTCATTCTCAAACTGGTCGCCCTCAATCATATCCCAGTGGCGAGTCCTGTTGATACGCACATTGCTGTCCAGTATTCCGGTAATCGAGGCCCCATACGGCGGGTCCGTAAAGACCATATCCGCCTTCTCACCGGCCATCAGCCGCTCGGCGTCCTCCTGTTTCGTCGAGTCGCCGCACATCAGCCGATGGTCGCCGAGCAGGTATATATCGCCCGCCTTTGTTTTCGATCTCTTCTTAGCGGCAGGAACCTTATCGTCCGATTGGAGGCCCTCTTTCTCCTCGGTAGCCAATTCCGCCCGCAGCTCCTCGATCCGCAGCCCTATCATATCCTCCTCGCCAATCTCCGCCCGTATGCTCTCAATTAGGGCGCCTAATTCGCCAGAGAAGTCGCCCTGGATATGCGGGTTGTTCAGGGCGGTATTGAGCAGCTTCTCCTCTGTGGCGTCCAAATCGACAATAACGCAATCCACCACGCCCTCCGCGCCATTGAGCTCTATGAGGGCCTTGTGCCGTTGGTGGCCCCCCACAATGACGTTTTTGCCCCCCCGAACATTGACTACAATAGGCTCAACGCAACCAAACCGACGCAGTGAATTTGACAGCCCCTCCAAGGCATTAGCAGAGATTTCACGCGGATTGTATGCAGCGGGATTGAGGTCAGAAAGCCTAAACTGCCGTATTTTCGGTTTTGCGGCGGTCTTCATACTGCTGAAAATACGATATGACGTGAAGTAGTGGCTGTAACAAAGTTGTTACAATCGGGAAGATTTTTTAAGAGGGGGGGCTTACGCTGTTTCTTTGCGATATTTACTCATACCGCTCTCGCCCCCAACACGTCAAGCAATGCCTGCATTTCACGACTGCTCAGGCAGAAATAGCCTCTATCTTCGAGCCGAGCCACCCTGAGCCGATACCAGCCCCAGCCGTTCATTTGCCGGGCCAATTGCTCCTGTGAAAGTCCGGCTGCTTGCCTTAGCCGCCTCAATTCGCTGCCCTCCATGCACTTTTCCTGCGAGGCGAATATCTTCGCTCGTATTCTGTGGCCGTGTCTCGCCATATTAGGGCCTTACCTGCATTGGTCCAAAATAATTATAGTTACTAAAAAACAGGGCGGCGGGCCGCGCGCAGTCTCGCACAACAAGATCCCAGCGAGTAGGCCTGCGCCAAAAAGAACAGCCCCCGTCGTCAAACTTACAATCATCATTTCTGGCTTGCCATCCATAGCCTATAACCCTGTGCTAATCATCTAACCACTTTTACTTATCGCTGTCAATATAATTCTGGATTTTTTTCTTTCGTAACCTCTGCTATATTAAGTGTTTATGTTCCAGTCCTAAAAACAAGCGTGTCCAAACCCAAAAAACTCTGAAAATTATTTGACTTCTTTCCGTGAATATACGATATTATGATTATGGATCGTGACGAATCCAAACTGACTTACACCCCCGCCTTGCGGCGCATCTCTGCGTCA